CAAAGGCAAGAGCTATCCATTAAAATTGCGGGGTGGTTCGTCATAGGATGTGGCGCAATCGTAGGTGCTGGTATGTTCTATGCGTTTGCGGTGGTTGTGCTGGCGATGGGGTAGCAATCAACGTCTACGCCATTTTAAGGGCATAGCAGTACCCTAGCATGGCTAGACATACTAAAACGCCTTAGAACGCATTATAGAGCGTTCTAGGGGCATTGATAACCAATAGAGGTAATATTATGGCGATAACTATATATCCAAAACATAGTCATAGCAGACGCGATGCGCTGAAAATAAGAGAGCAGGATATTGTAGACTTTTCTTGTGTTATTCGAATGAAGCAAACATACGGCGACAGTTTCACGTTTGACAGCAAAGACTACACTGTAGAGATTAGCGGAAACACTCTGCACCATATTTTCCTGCATAGTTTAGAAAGCTCTGCAAAGTTTAGAGGCGCAGTATTAACATATATAACCAATTTAAATAACGCTCAAGAGGCGACAGAATGAAATACTTTATGTGTGAAGACAGGAACCGAACCGACCCACCAGAGATGGACTATTTCAACAGGTTCATCGACGATGTTTTAGACTGCGACCCTGAAGACCCTAAAGCCTTCAGAGAGGCGTTGACGGACTATCCACCAATGACAGACGCAGAGATAGAGAGAGCTAAAGTAGAGGCTTTAGAGCATCGACAGAAAGTTGAAGCACTTGCTGAAGAGATGATTATTAAACAAAGACTGCGTAATAACGTACGCTATAGAGACTAAAGAGACTGTAGCGACTAAAGCATTCTACAGGGTAATATTTAATATTATTTATTTACATTTTGTAGAGTGCTTTAAACTATAGAGTCTATTTTATCATATTTTTAACCGCTTTAGAATAGTTGAGGGTTTATTATGTTAGATATTTTATTGTGTTTTATTATTGTTTGCACCATAGTTACATGGCAGACGCTGAAGAATGACGATGGGGGTGATTTATGACTGGCAGAACTCACGGTGGCAAAGGAAGTCGCCAACGGCCCACCAGTAATAGCTTTTATGACAATTTCGATGCTATTTTTAAAAAGAAACCAGAGCAGGAGGTTAGAAACGTGTTTAAAGAATATATGCAAGGTGGTTTAACGCCAGAGATTCAAGCGTTATTGAAGGCGCAGGTTGATATTAAACAAGGTTTATTTTCTATTAAGCAGGCCGCCAATTTCTATGACGTTGAGATAATGGATATTATAAACTTTATAACAGAGTCGCAAGAGTATGACGAGTACAGCAGGAGCGCACGTTAATGGCTTCTCAGCGCGTTATGTTATTTAGAGGGCAACACCCCGCCTTAGTCTCTGGAAACGCTTACACGTACAAAGAACTGGCTTCAGTGGCAAAGGTAGGCGTTAACACTATGAAAAACAGAGTTTGGCATCTCAGAGAAGTAACAGACGAACATTTATACCCTGTTAACGGACGCTGTAGGCTTAAAAACAAGCGTCCCGTTAATTACACGCCACTGGATAGACTAGAAACTAAAACAGACAAAGAGAGCCAGCAATGGCTCAGAAGGAGTTTATTATGACGTCGACACATCAAGCACTTATGACGAAAAAACAGCAATTTATCGACATAACAAACAGACGGGGTGACAAATGATAGAAATTATTTTAAACATTATGTTTTTTACAGCACTAGTGGTACTATCGCGTGGAGCTTGGTTACTTCACCAAGACGCACAAGACGCATATAACGAGAGGAATAGAAAATGATGGTAAATGTTTTTGATAGAATGCTAGGGCTTGAGTTTAGAATGGGCGTAGGTTTTGACGTTGAAGCGGTAGAGTCAAAGCCTGTATGGGTACATAACAGCATCACCGAGGAAACCAGCGCAATGCCGTTCGACGGGCTTGTGATCTTGTTACCGTTTATGATTATTACTTTCGGTTATGTGTACACAATAGAGGATTAAACAATGGCATTTACAAACATTCATCTACCATGCGAGAACTGCGGCTCCTCAGACGCTAAGGCAGTTAATGACAATGGTTCGACAATATGTTTTTCATGTAATCACTTCACCAGAGGCGACGGACAGATGCAAGCGGTAGAGCTGACAGAAGATGTTGCACCAAGACCTAAGCAGAACTTCAGCTCAGTAGAGAACCTGCTCACTACAGCAACATATAAGGGCATTCCAGAACGCTGCATCACACAGGCGACAGCCAAGTTCTTTGGTGTATTAGCAACACCAGATAAATATTATTTTAGTTATCACAATCCAGACGACAGCACCTTACCTGTTGCTGCGAAGGTGCGGCAGATAGACAAGCAGTTCTCTGTTGTTGGTGACTGGGCAAGCGTAGGCTTATTCGGTCAGCATTTGTTCAACGGTGGCGGTAAGTTTATCACCATAGTCGAAGGCGAGTTTGACGCGCTGGCAGCGTATCAGATGACAGGCAGCAAGTACCCTACAGTGTCAATCAAGTCTGGTGCAGCATCTGCGCTGAAGGACTGTAAGGCATCGTATGAGTTCTTAGACAGCTTCGACAGCATTGTTATTTGCTTCGACGGTGACGAGGCAGGTAGCAAGGCAGCTAAAGAGGTAGCAGAGCTATTTGGAGGCAAGTCTAAGGTAGTGAAGCACCCACCACACTACAAAGACGCTTGCGACTACCTGAAGCAGAACGACACACACGCTTTCACCGCCGCTTGGTGGGCAGCAGAACGCTTTGTGCCTGATGGCATCATCAACGGTGCTAGTCTCTGGGACGAAGTGAACAGACCTGTAGAGGAAGCTTCTGTGATGTACCCGTGGGACAGCCTTAACAAGCTAACCTACGGCATCAGAGAGGCAGAGCTAGTGACTATCACGGCAGGCTCAGGACTGGGCAAGTCTCAGTTTGTACGAGAGATTGTCTGGCACATAGTGAAGAAGTCAGAGAGCAACATAGGCTTGCTATTCCTTGAGGAGAACGCTAGAAAGACAGCATTGTCTTTGATGTCATTATCAGCCAATAAACCTTTACATATACCAACCACAGAAAGCACTCAAGAAGAACGCTGGGACGCTTTCAGCAAGACGCTAGGAACACAGAGACTATTCTTGTTTGACCACTTCGGCAGCACCAGTGTTGACAACATCATCTCAAGAGTCAGGTACATGGCTAAAGCCCTTGACTGTAAGTTTATATTCTTAGATCACGTCTCTATTGTGGTGTCTGCACAGGGCAACGGCGACGAACGCAAGGCACTTGACGAGATTATGACACGCTTGCGTATGCTGGTGCAGGAAACCAACATCAGCTTATTCGTTGTGAGCCACCTAAAGCGTCCAGACTCCAAAGGACACGAGGAGGGTGCAGCAACGTCCCTGTCACAGCTTCGCGGCTCAGGCTCTATTGCACAGCTCTCTGACATGGTGATAGGATTGGAGAGGAACGGACAGGCTGACGACCCTATAGAGAGAAACACAACACACGTCAGGGTGCTGAAGAATAGATTTGCAGGCATTACAGGACGCTCAGGCGGCTTGCTGTACAACTCAGTATCTGGTAGGATGACAGAAATTAAAGAGGAAGTATTATAATGAGATGCGTAGCATGTAATAAATTATTGACAGACTTTGAAGCAACACGGAAGGTAGCTGCAACTGGCGAATTTTTAGACATGTGCAACTACTGCTTCTCTTATTCCGCAGAAGATATTGACACGCTGGAGAGACATGATTTAATGTCAGAGCGTGATTGTGAACTAGAGGATGAAACTTATGAGCAAGATGACTAGCTGGATATTAGAGAGGGAAGAACAGAAACACTATCTACACTCCCTAAACCCCTTTGACAGACATAGCAACACAGAAACTACGGCAGGGCAATATTATGTTGATTACGCTGGATATAGAAACCAACACAAAGCACGACACCATCTGGTGCGTAGTAACTCAGGAAGTAGTGACAGGCAACATGGTAGTTCACACAGCACCTGAGACACTAGCCCCACTGATTAGTGACGCTGTTGCTTTTATTGGTCATAACATCATAGGCTTTGACGCTCCAGTGCTTGAGAAGGTGTGGAATTTACACATACCTAACAATAAACTACTTGACACACTGGTTCTTAGTCGTCTGTATAACCCTTCTCTCGACGGTGGACACAGCCTAGACAGTTGGGGCAAGCGTTTAGGTGACGAAAAGATAGACTTCAGTGACTATGACGGTGGTTTATCTGATGAAATGATTGACTATTGCAAGCAAGACGTAGCTTTGACGACGAAGCTGTATAAACATCTTGTTAAATTGTTAAAAGAAGAGGAGTTTAGTAGCGAATGTATCGTTTTAGAACACAACGTAGCCACTATTATGGAGGTTCAGCATCAAAATGGCTTCAAAATAGACGTAGATGGAGCCACCACACTCTATCAGAACATAACACACAAGATGGGGAAGATAACGGAGGAGCTGCAGAAGGTGTTTCCACCGATAGTGGAGGAGAGATGGTCAGAGAAGACAGGAAAGCAACTGAAGGACAAGATAACTGAGTTCAACGTAGGCTCTAGGAAGCAAATAGCAGAACGATTGCAGGCTGTTGGTGTTAAGTTTAAACAAACAACTGACAAGGGAGCTACTATAGTCAACGAGAAAGTGCTAGAAAAGATTGACATGCCTGAAGCGCGTATGATTTATGAATACTTAATGCTTCAGAAGAGATCAGCACAGATTGACTCGTGGCTGTCGTTCGTTAGAGACGGTAGGGTACACGGTAAGGTTATCACTAACGGCGCTGTAACAGGACGTATGACGCACCACAGCCCTAACATGGCTCAAGTGCCGTCAGTGAGTGCAGAGTACGGCAAGGAATGCAGGTCACTATGGACTGTCGATACGGGAAACAAGTTGGTTGGTATAGATGCCAGTGGTCTTGAGCTTCGTATGCTGGCGCATTACATGCAGGACGATGGCTACACTAATGAGATATTGAGTGGTGACATACACACTGCCAACATGAAAGCAGCAGGCTTAACAGATCGTAACCAAGCTAAGACATTCATCTACGCCTTCCTGTACGGTGCTGGTGCTGCAAAGATTGGTGAGATCGTCGGTGGCGGCTACAGGGAAGGAGATAAACTTATAAACTCATTCCTACGCAACACGCCAGCACTTGACAAGCTACGCAAGAAGGTAGCAAGACACGCAGCTTACGGCACACTACCAGCACTAGACGGTAGACGCTTGCGAGTCAGAAGCGAACACGCAGCACTAAACACACTACTACAGGGTGCTGGTGCTATTGTAATGAAACAAGCATTGATTATTTTGTATAAAAACTTGACAATGTATGAGATACCACACAAGCTAGTAGCGAATGTACATGATGAATTTCAAATAGAAACATCAGAACCATTTGCACACGTTGTAGGTAAAGGAGCAGTAAGAGCTATCCAGCAAGCAGGCGAACACTTTCAACCTGCGCTGCCCGCTGGACGGTGAGTATAACATAGGCAACAACTGGGCAGAGACTCATTGACAAAAACCACTAAGTGTAGTATAATATTATCAATTTAACAAAGAGGCAAAAACCATGACAGAACTAAAACCAGTAACACTAAACTGCGAAATCTTTTGGGCTTCTATGCAAGAGCCTAACCGCATGTCTAACAAGTATCAGATTGACCTAGGCAACCTATCAAAGGCTGCTGCTGATGCTTTAGAGATGCGTGGCATCAATGTTCGTCGCAAGGACGGCCAAGGTGACTTCATCACTGTAAAGTCTAAGAACCCCATTCGTGCTTACGACAAAGACGGTGAAGAAATCAAAGGTGTATTAGTAGGAAATGGCTCCATTGGTAAAGCTGTAATTGGCTATTACGACTGGAAGAACCCAGCAGGACAACAAGGACGTAGCCCTTCGCTGATGAAGTTGGTCATCACTGACCTAATCATCTACGGCGGCGGCCCAGAAGTTAAAGAGGCTGATCTGGAAGAAGCGTTGTGATTTTAATTGACGCTGACATCTTAGCCTACCGCATAGGCTGGTCATGTAACTCAGAAGATGAAAGCACAGCCGTCAGAACTCTTGACGGCTTTATCATCGACCTACTAACCATACATTTAGGAGCTGACGAAGAAGACTCTGAATACGTCCTCTATCTAACGGGTAAAGGCAACTTCAGGAAAGAGTACGCTGTCACAGCAGGGTACAAAGCAAACAGGAAAGACAAAGAGAAGCCAGTGCATGTACAGGCGCTACGAGACCACATGATTGCTAAGTGGGCTGCTGTAGTAACTGAAGGCGAAGAAGCAGACGATGCTATTGCTATAGCTGCTACCAAGTATGGCGACAAAGCCATCATGGTGTCATTAGACAAGGACTTCGATCAAATAGAAGGCTGGCATTACAACTTTGTAAAACGCAGTAAGTACTATGTAACCAAAGAAGAAGGCTTAAACTTTTTCTATCGTCAAATACTGATGGGTGACCGCATTGATAACATCATAGGCATCTACGGCATTGGAGAGAAGAAGTCAGCGAAGCTGCTAGAGGACTGCAAGACAGAGAAGGACTACTACGACAAGTGTGTAGAGTTACTAGGCAGTGAAGAACGTGTCCTAGAGAACGGCAGACTGTTGTGGCTGCGGCGCTACGAAGGCCAAATATGGGAGTTTAAAAATGATTGAACTAGAGGTTACAAAACAACACGTAGTTAAGGCTGAAAAAAAGTCTAGAGAGATGGGCGTGTTAAATAACAGTATAAGACAAGGAAGAGGAAACATTTGCGGCTTTGTTGGTGAGGCTGTTATGCAAGACTACCTTAACGCCAAGGAAGCTAACACGTATGATTACGATTTAATAACAAACGATGGTAAAAAAATAGATGTAAAAACCAAACAAACTAAAGTAAAACCCAGAGATTACTATGACTGTAGTATCTCTAACTTCAATACAAAACAAGGATGTGATTACTATGCCTTCGTTAGAGTCAACAACGAGTTAACTAAGGCTTGGTTTTTAGGTTTAGTAGACAAAGACGCTTACTTTGAAAACTCAAGATTCTTAAAAAAAGGAGAAGTTGACGGAGATAACGGCTTTGTTGTCAGAGCTGATTGTCATAACCTTAGCATCAACAAAGTTTGGGAAATGTCAAAACATGCGGAACAACGGTAGATGGACAGACGCGCGTTTTAAATCCTTCATAATCTCAGCCTTGCGAGGCGCTCATGGTAAGTGGGGCGTTAAGCATGATGCTAAGAAGAAGGCTTGGGTCAGCAGAGGTGTGTACAAATGCGCCTCTTGCGCCAAGCTAGGGCCAGCTACATTGCCACCACTTGAAGGAAATAAGCGCAAACGAAACAACGCAGCAGTAGACCA